ATAATTGCATTATCGTATGTATGTGGTTGTGTTTTAATATTAAGTCTTTCACTCTCTATTGATTTATTTAATATACCCTCTGCAATTAACCTAGCAACTTCACCATATCCCAATTTTGTAGCTATATCATAGTCAGCTTTACTATCACAGAAGAATGTTTCTATCATTATAGCAGGGCAGTCTGTAGAGTTAAGCATGTACAAATCTGGCCTGTCTTTTACACCTCTACTAGTAAATACAGTGCCTAGTTTATTTACTACTCTTTGTGCATACATCTTGCCTGTGTTGCTACAATATAGTACTTCTGTACCTTTTGCACTTCCATTGTAACTATTAAGATGCAACTCTATTACTAGATCATATTTTTTACCGTTTATCTTAGGTAATTTGTAAGTTCTTTCTTCTGTAGACTTTGCAAATTGTCTCTCAGGACAGATAATAATATCTACTGTACAACCTGCTGATCTAAGTATTTTTGCTAAGAAATCAGCTAACATTTTACAATATTGATATTCGTTTACTACACCATCAGCACTGGTACACAATCCACTTTTTAATATACTATGTCCTACAGTTATTGCAATTTTCATTAGTTATTCCTCCATTCTATCTATAAATTTATCAAGTTTTTGTTCAATTCTTCCGTTCCCTTGCTCGACATTCTCAACCCTATAACTTAAAATCTGTATGCTTTCTGCATATTGTTTTGATGTCTCTGTAAATGTCTCTACACTCTCTCTATATAAATCTCTATCTTGCTTCTTTTCATCTAACGTATTTTTGAATAATACATATGCTATCATTCCAACTGCTCCAAGGCTTGCAAATTGCCCTACCATCTCTTCCATATCTCACACTCCAAATTCAATTTTTGCAATAAAAAAAGACTACTTAGTATAGCCCTCGCTCGTTATTTCCTTATATTGTGTTTCTGTTATCATATCAGCAATTACAAATATTTTTATATCCTCATTAGTATAAAAACCTTTTAGGTAATATACTTTTACACTATTAAACCACATATTATACAGCCCCCTCTATTTTAATTTTAGCAATCTCTAAAGTAACATTAGCTATATTTTTATTTGTGTTATTTATTTCTATTTCTTTTTTAGCGTTATCCAGTAATAGCTTAGAGTTTTCTTCTTCTAAAATAGATATTCTATTTGATTGTTCTATAATATGTTGTTCTATAGTTGGAACAGTCGAAAAACAAATAACATTTTTATTATCTAATAGATACTTTATTGAAATTAAATACATTCCTTTGTTTTCTTCTATTATGTTTTTCATTTCCTCACTAGTTTTAAATTCAAATTCTACATACATTCAATCACCTTCCTTACCCTAATAATAAATCGCAAGACAAATAAATTTTATAACAAGTTTCTGTTTGACCTGATGGATAACCATTTCTAAGATAAGTTTTAAAACTGTCTCCTTTTACAACATCACTTATATCAACACTTACTGTCACTCCACTTTTATAAGAATCTTGATATTCTACACTTTTGTTTAATATTATTTTGCCATCTCTTATATGTTCTACTCTAAAATAAGATATTCGCCCATTATTAGATCTAACAAAACCATTTATCCTGTATGAACCACTATATGGCGTATTGATAAGTTCATCTAAATATACCTCACTAGAGCCAGATGATTTGTTTAAATCAATGCTTTCTATAATGCTAGAATCCCCAGAAGAACAACCTATTATAGCTACAATATTATTCACCTTATCCCTCAGATTATCAAAACTCTCGCTTCCAGATGCTTCTATTCCCTTAACTGCTATAGTATCAGCTAACTTACTTCTTAATAAATCTGCATTTCCTGCCATTGTTGCAAAACTATCGCTACCATATGTCGGAGTATCCTTACCAGTAATGGCGGTAGCGATTAACTGTTTTCCACTACTTACAGATTGCTTTAAATCGGTTTCTACAGTTTCTATCTTTTTGGTTAAATTAGTATTTGTATCATCTATCCTTTTATCTAAAGCCTTATCATTAGTTGCTAACTCTTTTAATGCTCCCTCTACTGTTCCACTTACAAAATTGTTGTCTGTATCTTCTATAGTTACTTTATTTCCTGTAAGTTCAATTGTATCTAATTCTGTTTGTACCTTTTCTATTTTCTTTTCTAGATCTGTCTTTGTATTATCTATTTTAGTATTTAATTCTTTCCTTAAATCCTCTAAATTTTTCATACTGGCAAGAATTACAGTTGGATCTATTTTTAAAGTTATAGTAGAAGTATTTACAACCATTAGAATTACCCTAACAAATAAGTCCTTAGCACAACCATCGTCAACTGTTGGCTTGTATGTTTCTGGGTATTTACCTATAGCTAATAGATTTCCTTCATCGTCGAGTATCCCAACTTCTCTAACTGTGAAACCACCAGCGCTACCTGGTATTGCAGTTTCAACTACTATCCAATTAGAGTTATTTTCATCTATTTTAATGTTGCTTATATTTCCTTCCCACACTTTATTCTTTAACTCTGTTTGTTTCTCTTGTGGGTCGTATTGACTGCCTCCGCCATCTCCGAGTTGCATCTTAGTAAACTTAACTTTTCCTCCCATTGCCGTTGCATTTGCTATCTTTGCTTTTCCTACTTCCGTAAGAATCGTATAATATTTTTGTTCTGTCACTATATCACCTCTCTTGGATAAATTGTAGTATTCTCAATACTTGTACCACTTGTTACTCCAACCTTTACATCTGCCTTCAACTCTATATCTGTTGGGAACCAAGGGTATATGGTTGTATCTTCTCCACTGTTGCAAACCACCCCTACATAAGTATTATCTTTGCTCTCTAGAGTCATGTTGAACTTATGGTACAGATGGCATGGCTTTATTTGTTTAATAAACTTATCTAGCTCTAATAGTGTATTGTAATCTGTATTGTTAACTATAAAATCTAGAGTAAAATAAAACTCTTTAGCATGTTCTGTAACTGTTGTGTCGCTCTTTACATAAGCCTCGCATACACTCTTTAACACTTGTATTGTAGTTGTTCCTCTACCTCTTAATTTAGCTTTAATATTACTTCTACGAGTTTTATAAGTAAGTTTTGAGTTAGTCTTAATACACAACATCTTTTCCCAATGGTCCAACCCCCATGTTGCTGTATCTACAAAGAACTGGCTAAATGTATCTTGTTTTACATTTCTAAGTATCTCTAATTCTTTATCATAAGCACCTTGTATCGCTTTACCGACATAATTTTGTTCATGCAAAGGTTCTTTATTAATTAGCAAAGATATCTACCTCCACAAACTCAAAATTACCAGCACTTGGAATTAGTTCATCATTAATTTTTATATTACTTGTTCCCTCATTTACTAAAACATCTTTACAATCATTTAAAGTTCTTAGATTGGCTAGTATTCCGAGGACTTTCATATATGTTACTTCTGTTGTACACTCTATTAGGTAAGTGTTTAGAGCATCTTTAAACTCCATTTTTACATCTTCCAAAGTATAATTTTCTTTTAACTCTATTCCTGCACTCACATTAATAAGTAAGTTACTTGGGGTAACGACTGTTACTTCCACGCCTACAGGTCTAACTTCTTCTATATGTTCTTTGCATCTATCTATTATTTCTTGTGTAGTAGGTGCATTGTCTTTGTCCATAATTACAATCTTTACAGTGCCGCCACCATCCCAACGAGGAATAACTTTTACATTATAAACCCCTTCAGTTTCCATAGCCCACTCTTTATAATGAGATTCGTTGCCACTTGTAGAAATCTCGGCTTGCGCCATAAAAAATCTATCTCTAAACTCTAGATCTGTTTCTATTTCTGTACCACCTGCAAACGGCTCATTATTTACAACCTTTTCGACTCCACTTATATTTTCTACTAGTTTTAAATCAGAATTAGCAGGTATATTATATCCGATTCCAATTTCTAAAGCCTGTACAGGGCTTGTGTTGTCTCCGTTTTCTTCTATTTCAAAGTCTTTTATAGTTACATACTGTAATCCATTACATTCGATTACTGTTCCGTTGTAAATTGCTGTTCCAGGAGTTCCGAAAAATTCGACCGTTCCCGTTGCTTCAGTACCTTGTTTTCTGTAATAACCAAATTCGTTAGCTCTTTTATCTAGTA